CATAACCCCCGCCATTATTACTTGCCCTAATAGCTGTACCTGCCGCCGCATTTTGCACTTCCAACTGCTTAGTAGGCGAACTAGTCCCTATGCCCACATTCCCTGATGAGTCTATGCGCATGCGTTCCTGCCATGTTATACCTGCACCTGCACCAGAAGTATTGTTCGCTGCGTTTCCTAAAGACCAAGACCCATCGACAGAACTAATTGCCTGACGAACGGCGTAACCATTGCCAATGTACTTTTCACCAGCGTTGTAATACCAGTTTTGAGATAAGTACCCTGTTCCTGCGTGTTCCGATAAAACTGTTTGGTCTTTCATCTGCAACACATTAGTAACTGTTGACCACGAATTAGGAGTGCCGCCAATCCCCACATTGCCTGATGAGTCTATGCGCATGCGTTCTGAGCCAGCAGTGCCTACTTGCATTGAGTCTGTTGAGTGGCTGTAACTTAGAAAGCCACGGTAATGATTAGCCGAAGTTGTACTATCGTCACCAAACTGCAAAAAACTTGTCTGCGTAGCTCCTGACCAAATCTGTACGCCACCAGCAACAGAGCCAGCAGTACCAACATTTATTGTTCTTGTCCCAGCATTACCAGCAACCGCACCACCAACGAGTAAATCAAGAGAAGTATCTACTGTGCCAGTAACGTCTATGCCTGTGGAGGTGGCTGTAAGGACTGTAGTTCCAGATGGTTTTAGAAAAATACTGCCAGAAGCACTAGATATAGATAAGTCGCCTGTCGGCTGATAAATCGTATTGCCTGTATCAGCCCCTCCGATTCTTAGCCCATTTAGGTAAGAGTTTGCATTAGTAGTTACACCGCCAGTAACGTCTATGCCTGAACCAAAAGTAGCACCCGCATTAAAAGTAGCTTTTCCTGCCTCAGACATATCAAAGCTGAGGGCGTTAATAATGTTACCGCCATCGTTCCCTTGGATAAGTAAGTCTTGGTCAGAAGTAGCATTTTTGATGTAATTATCAGTGCCATTGTGAAAAATCTGTAAGTCCCCACCAACAGCGTCACCGAACGTAGCCTTGTCGTTGTCGCCCAATGCAATGCCGCCGTTGGCTGTGATTTCGCCTGAAGCTGTTAAGCCTGCAAAACTAGGACTATCAGTAGTCGCAACACCTTGGTTGAGAGCTTTAACGCTTGCAATGCTAGTCAACTCGCTGTCCATCAAGGCACCAGCGGCTGTCACGTTAGTGGTATCTGTTACGTCTGCACCAGCTTCAATGCCATCTAACTTACTTCCGTCAGTAGCGACATCACGCCCATCAACAGTGGAATTGGTAGTTATAGCGCCAGTAAAAGCCGCGCCAGATAGCTCGGCCTTATCGGTATTTAAATTGGTGAAGTTAGCATCAACTTCGTTATTAGTAAGGGGCGAGCCTTTGCCTGCCCGTGTAGTAATAGTAGACATAGGTTAGCCCCTTCTAATTAAGATGCAGTTAAAGTAATAGTCCAAGTTACTGACATAGTGTCGTCAGCTTGCTTGTTCACAACAGCGAAAACAGTACGGCAAAGCATAGTGCCAGAAGATGAAGCATTAAAGATACCTGCCTCTGTAACCGCACCAGTGCCTTCACCAGCCTCGAAAGACGAAACATAGGTAATGGTATTGCTAGAAGCGGTAGTGCTGTCTAACGCCTCTCTAGAGCCTAGAATCGACACTAGATCAGTCTGGCCAGCCGCAGCAGCAGTAGTACCTGAACCTAAAGCCATGTGAGACATTACGCCAGCAGAAGTTCCTGCCATGCGTGAGCAAATAAACTCAAGGCCAGAGCTAACTACCAAGTTGTGGATTTCACGGCTCTCTTTTACATTGCCGTCCTTATCTTTCAATACTATCGCAACGTCACCGCGTAGCTTTAAGTCTTCGTTAATCATAAATCACCTGTTAAAAAGTTCGGCTTGCGCCAACATAATCTTCTAAGAAATAGTCAAAGGCGCAATAACCCTGACTGCGTAAAGAACCTGAATCGGATGACCCGATTGTATCACTTAACCCCTTGCCACTTCCAGAAGCCAAAAGGTCAGTCATAGTAGCAAGATCAGACCTAACCTTAGTGAACGTCATCTCTTGATCATCATCGGCAGTAGCCTCACCGTCCAGATCGTCCGTTACCCCAGCAGCTTCATCAATGAACTTGTGAAAGCCCATCGTTTGATTTTCGCTAGTAGATGGTGAATCTTGCAGCAGCTTGCCAATGGCTAAAGTATCAATCTGATCTACCAGCAATCCAGAGTCACTAGCTACCTTACCGATTCCTATTACTGATTGATCAGAGGCCGTAGATGCGTCACTAGCGGCCTTGCCTGTACCCATAGCAGCTAGATCAGTTATAGCCTGTGTATCTGTAAGGGTCTTTCCAACGCCTTTAGAGGGCAAATCAGACAGTCCTAGAGCATCAGCAAAAAACCTGAATATAAGAAAGTCACCGAACTTAATTTCAGCAATAGCCTTTTTGAAGCCAATATCGGCTACGGCTTTTTTAAATGCAATGGCTGCCTTTATCATTAGAAGTCAGCTCGAATGTAAAAGTCTAGCACTTGGAATATAGTCTCGACTGATCCGCTGTCATAAGTGATTTCAATCTCGCCCTCGTAGTACCCCTCATCAAGTGTCAACTGGGTTCCTGAGAATGAAAAGACAGCAATGCCGTCTGCAAAGTTACCACCTACGTCAGCAGCCGCCAATGTAAACAAGGTTGTGGTTGTGCCTTTAGCCCTAAACTTTAGCGCACAAGAACCGCCAGAAAAGTCTATAGCAGCGCCCGTATCATCTCGCGTTATCTTGGCTTGTATCTGCGGGGCTTGGTCGCCCTGTACTAATTGATAAATCATTCTATTACCTCGGCTCAGTTGGCCATAGTATATCATCTAAAGACGTAGCTTCAGAGTGCGTTTCTGGTATGTCTCGCAGGGCTTGCCTGTAGGTCGCCCATTCTGCCTTCTTTGCATCTGTAAGCTGGGCATCTGGCATTTGCGTCCAATCGCAAGAAAACAGCTTAATGTCTCGGCTGCCTCTTACATCGCCCCAAAACAATGCCCCACTAAACGCCCACGCTGAATCTATCCACTCATGGTATACGGAAGGCCGAGAATCCCTTGTCTGCCAGCCATCGCTCCAATACCAAGTATTGATAACGTCCTGATCATTAGACTCATGACTAATATGCCTAGCTACGCAGCCATTGTATGACTGTCCATCAACATACATATCATCAACAGCAGGGCTTATAGTATATGCGACCTCACCGTCTGACTTAACCATCGCTACTTTTATCATGTCAGTATTCCAATTAGATTTGTCTTGAAGCCCCCGCCAAATGAACCACTTAGACTTGGCGCTGCATTAGTGACTGGCGTTATTTTTCCAGCTATTGTCTTTGCAGTGAAGTCAAACTCCTGAAAGAACGAGTATATTATTGAGAAGTTAGGATAGCCCTGAGGACTTCTACCAACCTGATTTTTACCGCTCATCAGCGTATAAATTCCGCTCATCGACCCAACAGTAAAAGATGTTGGAGTAGTTGACGTTGACGATAGGTCATCAAACGATACAGCAGAAACCCTGAGATTAGAGTTATTAGAGCTGTATGCCTGCTCCCCATTAGCCTTGTAAACATTTAAGCCGTGATCTGGCGAGCTATTAGTCGGCATGTCTCTTGATCGAACACCGATAAAGTAATCAATGCTAAAGCTAGAACTAGCCTGCCAAGGGGCAAAGAAAGCAAACCCATCCGAATATACTGCTAATGTTATCTGCCTAGTAAATGTTTGCGCAGTCGGCTTGGCAAATATCAAATAATCAGTTGGCGTATTAGCAGGAAATGAAACCTTGTTAAGAGTTTGCGTCCCAGCAGAATTAACATAGCTTCTAGTTACGGAGCCACTAGCATATGACGATATGTTGTCATAAGTTGCGTCAATCTGTGTAAATCCTGATTGATTTTTAACCAGTATACCGTAGCTCATATTCTAAACACCTGCACGTTGTAAGTGCCAGCGTTAGTGCTGTCAGTGTTAGTTACGGTGAACTGATTAGTGCCAATACTCAGCTCTAAAAAAAGATTGCTTCCCTGAGTCTCATTAAGGCCCCAAGTGCCATCATTAGTCAGCCCAGAGACAGATACGTTAGTCGATGCACTTGCTGCGACTGGTCCAGTATAAAACGCCACATAGCGAAACTCTCTATCAGTCGTATCTAGCCTGATATTAGAGCTTGCGTCATATACCTTTAAACCATAAGCCATTAGGACAAATCACCAAGTTGAACGCGCAGCGTTGATCCTTCGTAAATCTTTATCACGTCAGACTCTATCTCCATCCTTGAGCCGCTTGCAGCAGACTTAATGCTTATTCCCGCGCTTGCAGTTCCTGCGATATTTACCTGACTAACATCAATAGTACCTGTCTTTAACAGGCCGCCATTGATAGTAGTAATCTCAGTGCTGGAAGCGTTTGCTAATTCAGTATTTAAGTTAGTAAAGGTAACCAACCCATCAAACTGCGTTGAAGCAAAGGGAGTAGAGAAAGTAATAGTCTGAGTTCCGCCGAAACTTGCCTCAGTGATTGTAAAGCTACTTGCCCAAAACTTACCATCCGCGCCATTTATAGTAGGCGGGTTCTTCTGCCAATTAGTAGTTAAACCTGCAAAAGCTGCGGTATCGTAATTATAAGAGGTTGCACTTGGAGTGCTTGGAGCATTAGCACTAGACACTGTGTAATAAACGTACCCATTGTCTGCCCTTGGTGGTGAAGCAGGGGCGCTAGTTGTTGCGCTTACTACGGCAGTAAATGCTGACTTATTACCACTGTAATCTACTGACTTGATCTTGTAAAAGTATTCAGTTGAGTCACTTAAAGATCCGTTTACAAACGATGATGCTAGACCGTAGCCGCCCGAAACGCTCGCAATCGCCGTATAAGTACCATCAGTAGTCGTAGATCGGTAAATCTCAGCATTGGAAAAGTCCTTATCTGCTGGATTAGTCCAAGCTAAGGTTATCGAGCCTTGCCCTCCTGTAGCTGACGGGCTAGTAACTACGGCAGGGGCGGTTGTATCGCCGATAGCTGTTACGTTAGCTGTTACGAATGCGCTCCTAACCCCTAGCTCGTTTACCGCCCTAACTCTAGTGTAGTAAGTTGCCGCACCGATAGTCGGGCTGATAGTGAACTGCGTTCCTTCTACGTCAAAAGAATTCCAGTTACTGTTATCGATTGACCACTGATAGTCATACTTGATAACAAACGCATCTGCGCTAGCCGTCCAAGTTGATACGATCTGTGGTGCAATAGTTCCATCTAAGTTAGTGGCTGTAGATGCTGTACCAGCAAATGAGGTAGGCGCGGCAACAGTTCTGCCGTCATACAAAGAAACCTCACCACCTGATAAATAATCTTCTTCGTCCGATGATGTCCAATCGTAAATCTCAGAAGCGGTTTCAATAGCCTCTACATTAACTATGATGCTGCCATCACCGCCTAGCGCAAAGTTATATCCTGTAACTTGGAATACTTTTGCAGACCAACCAATCTTGGCATTGGTAACCATAATGGTATCGCCAGCTTTAAACTTCAAAGCCGCTAAATTGCATGGCAAGGTAACTTGCGTTTGCTGTCTAGATTGCAGCAGAGCCAACTTTGCTATTCTTTGCGCTCTTACATTATTAGTAGTTGTTGGCAATGGCATATCAAGATAAATAGGATCGCCATCAGCAGAGCTATAGGTGCTGCTAATCTGAGCAGGGTAATCAGCTAGAATATAGTTATCTTCTTCGCTTAGAAATACGCCCTTTACGCCATTGTAAATACTGCGTCTGCTTTGCTTAGTCTGTGTAGATATAGCGCCAACCAATACAGATTCATCTATCGTTACTGTAGGCGTAACGTAAGCCGAACCAGATATAAAGTATTCGCCGCCCGAATGAATTAATCGACCAGCCATAGAAGATAAAAGGGATTCAATGTTAGCTTCTCTGGAATTACCTGTATCAATAACCCCATCACAAACATATCTTTTCTGCGTACCGCCTGCGCTTAAAGATACATTCTGATCACATAAGGTTTGGGCAGTAGATACAGAAGCGGCGTTGATATTAGCAGCATCTTCAGCCAAGCCATACTTGGAATCTAATAAGTAGTCCCTGACGATAAGCGCGGGGTTTTGAGAAAAAGCAGTTGTAGAGTTAGCAGGATTGTAAACTTTCTTGCCGCGAACTACTGCGGATATATTAGGCAAGCCATTAGCAAACTGTTCTGCATCATATTTAAGGCGAACATAGATATAAGCTGTATCCAGTAACTTGTGATTAGAAGTCCACTGTGGAGAAGCTGTTACTAAGGTTGAGTCTGCGGCTGTCTGTGTTCCATCATATAATCCAAGATGAACATAAGTTGCCCAGCTACCGACAAAACTACCGCCATCCCATATCTTTTCATCGTTAAACCAGACTTCTTCGTAACCATCAATCACATGGCCTGCAACAGCGATAACCATATGCATGTATTCGTTGTCTGTGCCAGTTGAGTCTAAGTAAACAATAGAACCGCCAACCCTAGCGCGACCGTAGACCAGCTTTCTAGTTGAGGCTGGCTCCCTGACCGTCATAGTCGTTCCAGACATTTGCTGACCCATTGATGGGGTAGGCATAAGAGCGCGGGAAACTAACGACAGCCCTGCTCCTAAAGCAAAAGCACCAGCAATCGCCAAACCTGATATAGCCGCAAACCCACCTGCCGCTATAACTGCCCCGCCCGCTGACGCTAAACCCGCTATTGCTGCAATCGCCATTTTATTTCCCTAAGAATTTAGAATAAATACGTTCGATCAAATCAAAGCCCATACTAACCATTAAGCTATCAAATGGAATGTGGACTTTAGTATTAATCATCATTAAAGAAACACCAGCTTCTCGGCAATGCTCTTCTGCAAACTTGATCAATTTATAACCAGTTGCACCAGCCCTACTATCAGGCAAAACAAAAATCACATCGTTAGTTGCAAAAAGATGATCTTGATAATGGATACTTTCACTTAGCATCAACACAAAATAGCCCACTAACTTGCCATCATCTCTTGCTGTGAATATGCGAAGGATTCCAGCAGCATCAAGATTGGCGTATTCTTTCCAGTTAGGGTTTAACTTAATTTCGCCTTGATTTAAAGCCACTAGCTCCCAATGCTTATCAAGCAAAGGGATCAGCTCTGCCTTTACGCTTAACAGGCTTTCGTGAGCTATCTTGATCAACGCCCTATCCTTGGGTCTTGTCTTGGGGCCATTGAAGCGGGTGATGGTCTACCCCAAACAATCTCTTTTTCTTGAATCTTTGCAACAAATTCAAAACCCTTATCAGTAGGATGCTCAATCTTTTGATCTTCTGCCGTGTAGCGTCTAACTGCTGTTCGCTGAAATGCTATTAGTTTATTTTCAACAGTCACGGTAATGGTAGATGTATCGCCAGAATCTGAGATTGTCATTATATCCATGAACCCGCTAAACAGAATTACAGGGCTTGCTATCAAGTCGCCATTTTCATCAAATGCGCCAAGCCTAATAATTAGCGGTCGCCCTTGGTATGGCTCATCTCTAGCCAATGCAAGTAAAGACTGCTTGATACCGCCAAGCGTTACGGTTGCGCCATTAGCCGTTAGCTCTGCGGTTTCTTGGATTGCGCCAATAGACAGAAGGTCACCAGCACCAAGATACGTGTTGGAGTTATAGGTAAGATTACCCATACCAGACCACAGATAAATGCTACCAGAACTAAACTCCATATCTACTAAATAGATTGGGCGTACTAACTCAGCAGTAGCAACCGCCTGCATTTCTGTGCTTAATGTTCTGCTCATTAGATAGCCTCTGCGAAGGCAAAACTAAACCCGTAAAGAGAGGCCGTATTAGTAGACCAGCCTATATCGTTGCTCGATAAACGCCACAGGCTTTTTGGTAGGGTAAAGTCTAATGCTGTACCGCTAGTTACTTCTGTTCTAAGGGGCGGCTGAAACTTTAAAGTGCCTGCTCCTGACGATTTATCTTCTGTCGCCATGTACAGGTAGTCACCTAACTGGAAATAAGTACCAGCGGTTACTGCGCTTGCGCCTGCTGTGGTAGTTAATTGCTCTGCCCGAACAGCGGTTGTACCAGAAGTGGTACTTGTGGCTGTGCTTGTATGTAAAGGGTGACCGAACGTGAACGTACCAGAACGCCCTTTTAAGCCCACTATAAATGCTTCTACTGATCTTGCCTCATCATGCGTTAAAGGCGGGATACTAACCTCTGCTTCCCATATAGCGCCTTGGTGAGCGTACACCTGTTGATCATAGGTAAAAGGAGACTCTGTAACCGCAACGGTTCTTTTTAAACGTAGGTTGATTGATGTAATGCCTACGTTGGGGAAAGCTAATGGCATTTCTTATGCTCCAACTAATGACTTGCTGAACCCACCACCACGCACCCTAGCGTCTGCTACAGCGCCTTTAGCGGCCTGCGCTATCTGCGGCATTAGTCCAGCGATCTCGGCTCTAACAGTGCTTTGTATGCCTGTGGTGACGTTTATCGTCTGATTAACAACAACGCCTGCACCGCCGCCCATCTGGTTATTGGGAATAATTGATCCTGACTGGTTAGGCACAAACATCTCTGGGCCTCGCTCCCCTACCACATAGGGAGAGCCTGCTTGGACTGGGCCGCCAATCGCCGCATAACCTCTAGGGTCAAACGATGGCATGCCGCTACCGCCACCAGAAGTCATCCCAGAGCCAGTTGAACCTGTGCCTCCAGTACCAAATGCGCTGGTAATAAATCCAAAGGCAGCATCTACAATATACTTCTGCACCAGCATCTTAATCAGGCTATCTACAACACTTTTAGCCATAGACTTTATGGCATCTGCAAAGTTAGCTGCACCTGTAATTCCTGCTGTTAAAGCGTCTGTTAAACCGTCTAAGCCCTGCTTTGTTAGGTTCTGAATATTGGTAGTCATGTCAGGAATGCTGTCACTCCATGACTTAAAGCCAAGCTCAATGTCCTTTAATGCTGGAACTACAGCGGCTGGTATCGTGCTGGCAGAGCCTTTGAAGTTTTCTAGCTTTTCAATCAAGCCATCAATCTCTAAGCCAAGACTATCTGCAAACTTTACCGCATTTAGGAAGTCCAGTTCTTCGCCTGTCTCTTCTGCCTTTTCAAGCAATGCCTGTAAAGATGTTAATCGCTTTCTGTCGCTCTCTTGGGCAGCTTCCGCACTGCGCTTTTGTCTAGCAGTATAGCCCTGTATTCTCTGCGCTCTCTCGGCCATCGCCTCTTCAAGCTGTTCAACTTCAGTTCTAAGTTGACGGGCATTTTTTTCATTATCGTCGGTGAACGCTCTAGTCAGCGCATCCTTGACCCGCAAGGCTCCGTTGTAGACTTTAATAAACCCATTCGCCAGACCTTCAAATGCTTGCAGTGCAACTTTAACGCCATTCAGTAAATCAACAGCTAATGATCTAGCAAATGCCTCAACGCCACCTTTAACTTCTATAGATCGCTGTAGGAAGCCCGTAAACCTCTCCACCATCATTTTAATGGCAGGGGCAAAGGCTGCTACCGTTTGATCAGTAACGCCTTTAAACAAGCTCTTGAGCTTGGTCAGCGAGTCAACGGTATCTTCGACACCCTTAGCCGCAGTGCTAGACATAGTAAGGCCAAGCAACTTAGCCTCGCCCAGCATTTCTTTTAGACCATCACTGCCTTGAGATAGGGTATTTACAAGCGCAGCACCTTCAGAGTCGAACAGCTTAAAGGCAAGTCGCAGCCTGTCAGATTCGCTTTCTACTTTCTCAAATGCATCAGCCAAAACAATCATTCGCTTGTCTAGCGGCATTCTGTTTAATTCTTGAGCATTAATGCCCAGCTCTTTGATTGCGCCTTTGGCCTCGCCAGTACCAGCTGCTGCTTCAGCAGTTCTACGGGTGAACCTTTGCAGGGCCATATCCATCGTCTGCGTAGCCACGCCAGTAAGGTCAGCCGCATATCTTAGTGCGCCCAGAGCCTCAGTGGTTGTGCCTATCTTTGCAGCAGTCTTTGCTAGTGAATCTGTAGCGTTTAGAGATGATTTGACCAATAAGCCAAATCCAGCAGCACCAGCAACGCCAACCAGTGCAGTTCTTAGGCTAAACACAGAGCCAGCTATTGCCTTTAAGCCTTTAGTTGCAGAGCCAAAACCTTTCTTGGTTTTATCGAATGCCCGTATCGTAATGTTTACATTTTCAGCCATTGTTCTCGCTCATTATCTGGAAGTAAGCCAGCCACTCGTTAAAGTGACTGACAGGCATTTGCTCTGCTTCTTCTATGCTCATATGAAGGCGATCAGCCAAGGACAATAAATTCATCCGTGATTGATCGCTTCTTAGTTTCCCTCAGCCGCCTCTACAGACTCAATCTGTGCAAACATCTGATTTGCGATTTCACTGATTACGTTAGTTTCTTCGCCCATCAAATCGATGCGATCCTCAGCAGAAGTAAAGAGCTTATTGCCGCCCTCGTCCTCTGCCTTCATAACGATCAAGTCTACCATAGCGCCAACTGTGGTGTTGTTCAGGAAGTTGGGGTGCTTCTTCTGCAACTGGTCTAAGTCATAGCAGGTAATGCTTCTGCAATACAACTTAAATGCTCCAGATTCGTCACCCCATTCTGGCACCTGTACTTCTCGCGCCTCAACCTTTCTTCTACTGCGTAACTCTTTAGCTAATCCCATGGTTTAATCCCCTTATGCTGTTGCTTCAGTTACTGCTCCGCTGCACTGGATGGAGAAGCTGGCTTCAACCATGCCGTCAAAAGAACCAGTAATAGAACGTGAAGTCACGATGCCGCCACCAGAGAAATAAGTCTCGCCAGTGCCAGTACCTGTAGGATAGATTTCAAAGTCTACAGAAGCACGCTCATCAAGAACAAGCTGCTGTGCGTCAGCTTCGTCCCAGTAGCACTCGATAGTAACTGTATTGGTTTTTAGACCTTCCTTATAAGATCGTGCGGTATCGCCCATTACTGAATCTTCAATGGTATCTGCTGAACCATCAAAAGTGAAAGAACGTACCTCACCCACAACGGCCACAGAGCCGCCAGAAGCTGCGATTTTTACAACACCAGATGCGCCTGTTTTAGTCGCCATGATAATTACCTCTAATTAAAGTTAAGTTGTGCCGCGAGTGTACTGGTACAAAACACGGATTGTCATAATAACCCCACCAACGGGATCAATAGAACCTTCATCAATCTCGACTCTTGTTATCTGCGTATCTAGTGCATAACCACCACGCAAACGATCAGCGTCAAGACCTTCTTCTATTGCTTCGATAATATTGTTGCGGGCTGTATCAATAACAGACCCTTTAACGTAGCAAATCAATTCGTAATTGATAGTAGCCATACGCTGAGTGATTGACCCACCGATGCTGCTATCTTCTCTATCTTCGTCTGCACTGCGGACAAGTATAGCTGGAAACTGTGCGCTTGATAACTTAGTAAAATCAAACGGCTCTCTGGTTACATACTTAATATCTACTGGCGTTTTAACAGCCTGTAGAGTAGCGACCAAATTGTTTGCGATGTTCTCTCTTGCACTCATTTTAACGCCCTAAAGAATACTTCGCCCAGTTGCTTTTCTTCCCTATCACTAAACCCAAAAAACGGCCTAGTCTTATTGTTCATTGCAGCCTTCTTTGACTCAGTGGCTCTAGTAAAGAATATCTCAGCCTGCCTGCTGCTTGCCCTTGATGTCATAGAACTTAACATCTGACCTGTAAACTGTAGGTCTGGGTTTGTGCTTCTGCCTCTACTAGCCCTAAATGCAGCATAGATAGGCGTATACTTCTTAAACTTTCCACCCTTAAAGCCAACACCTTTACTGGTTCTAGCCTCAATAATATTAATACCGACTTGAGCAGTGATCGATAGCGCCCTTTTGACGCTTGCTGATAGCTCCTTACCTTTCTTGCCTACTCTTTTGGCAATCGCTTTAGCATTGGTATCAATCTTGACCTGCATTATCTGTCTAACCGCTGTCCAACAGGTTGCTTCTCATCGTAGTCAACTGTGCCATCGCCATCTTCGTCATAGTCAACGCCATCAGCCAATACAGATTCTAGCTCTTCACCATATCGCGCCTTGTAGAAGTCAATCATATTTCCAAATCGGTCGCCATCTACCCAGTTAGTCAACTGCGGCAAGGCATAACGCCATAGAACTAAATAAGCCGAAACCATTGTAAACTGCGTTGCTGTGAGCTTAGTATTGTCCATCTCACCAGCTATATTCTTGCGGGGCCACCACTTAATCCGTAGCTCGCGCTGTATATCTGCCTGTGCTTTCGGGTGTTCCAATACAAAAGACTCGATGCCAAGATCGAGAATATCGGGTATCAGTTTTAATAAATCTGCATCGCTTGAATAAGCCATTACCATTTCACCTTATCTGCCCAGTATGCCGCTGATGCTGTCTTATCTTTGCGGCCTCTTGCTATGTCTTTTGCGAACCTAGCCTTAAACGACCTGCGTTTAGCCTTGTCTGCTTCTGATTCGTTCTTGCGGGGTGGCTTGTTGTCTGCACCCTTTTGACCGAATCTGATTAGCCTAATCTTGTCGCCTTCTTTAGCAAGTACAGCGTGGCTCTTGCTGTCATGCTTGGGGGTGCGCTTGGGCTTGTTGTAGCCCTCAAACCTTTCACCGCGATAAGTTATAGCCATATAAACCTCTAATAAAAGCCCCCTCCGAAAAGGGGGCGATTAGTCTTACAGTGCAGCGTCAGACAGAATCTCAACACCGAATGCATCGTCAAGCTCGGCTACGCCATATACAGCAGTAGCGTTCAGCTCAAAGGCACGCAGAGACTCATCACGCTGAGGCGCAATGTTGAAGTCACGCTTCATAGCGATCATCAGAGCTTCAGGAGCAAATACAGCGCCTTTAGCGTCGTCAGAACCGTCGATAGCTACGTTGGCAGACTCGTATACGTTAATGCCAGCGATAGTGCCAACATAACCGCTACGCATTGCTTCGTTCTGCAAGTCGCCACCATTGGGGTTAGCAAAGGTGTTGGTCAGGTTAGCTTTCAACTGGTATGCCTGATAAGGGTGTACTACAGCGTTGATCACGCCAGTAACCTTGTTAGCACGCAGAGTAGCAGCAGCCTTGAACAGGTCAGCTACAGTAATCTCAGCGCCAGCAGTACCGATAGAACCAGAGAAGCCGTCAAACAGGGCAATCAGGTCAGTATCGATCTTGGTAGCAATAGCGTTACCGAGAACAGTTCCCAGCTCAACAGCAGGGTTTCCGTCACCGTAGGTAGCCATGTCAGTCAGCAGAACCTGTGCGCCTACTTCGCCAACAGTTACAGAAACTGAGCTAGTAGATACAGTGGTGCTAGACATGTCAGTGCCTTCGGTCAGGTCAGCAGCAGCGATTGCTGGGTACTTAGGAACCTGAATGGTCTTGCCAGCTTGGGCTTGGATGTTGTACTGAGTTACCAGACCCATCATTAGTGATTGCTCTTCGGCAGTGAAACGAGCCTGAGCGACGATATTGACGAACAGGTCGTCAAGAGTTGTTGAAGTTGTTGCAGCCATGATAAATGCCTCTAAATAAAATTAAATTGTGGTTTGGTGGTTACTTTTTCTTCATAGCAGCAAATGCTTCTTTGCCGCCATTTTCCCAGTTAGCAACCATATCTGCCACAGATTGAGGCTTCTGTGTCGAGCCACCAGCGTTACCCATCGAGCCAGTGCCGCCTTGGGAGGCTTTGACCATGTGTGGGTTTACTGTCAAGAACTCTGCCACCATTTCATTAACTGATAACAGATCACCGCTGTCATTGTAACGCGGCACTCCGTTAGCGTCCAGCACCTCAACTGTGCCTTCATCGGACAGTCTGGTCTGGTCTTTTAGTAGCTGAGATACTTGATTTGGATTCACAGCGTTATTGTTAGAAGCCGCACCCAGAATCGCTCCATCTACTAGCGTCTGTTGCAACTTAGACTTATAACTCTGTATCTCCGCATCTTTCTTTTCGACCGTTTGTTTCAGGACTTTATCGAACTCCCCGCGTTCTTTCTGTCGCTCTATCTCTGCGGCTTCTTTCTTTGCCAGCAGGTCTTTTGCTTCATCAAGGTCAACGCCAGACAGTCGCTTATCGAACTTGCGCTGCTCTCTAGCAACACGATCCGCAACAATGCGGTCTAGTTCTTCCTGAGTAAAGGTCTTGCTTTCCTGAGTTTCTACTGCCGCAGTTTCAGTCTCTGCTTCTGTTTCCATGATTTCATCGCTCATGTTACGAACCTCTTAAAGAGTATTGGTGAATCGCGAGTGTAGCATATATTTACTTTTTTGGTTTCTTCTTCTTTTTTGGTCGTCCTACTCTGCTACCGTATGTACCTTTACCTTTTGGCATGATTATTCCTCTTCAAATACTGGTCTAAATGAATGCCCGCAGTTATAGCCACCGCGAACGATGAAAGGGTCACCAGCGGCTTTACCAGCCCAACTGCCTGACCAAAGCTCTTTAATCTCTTCATCTGTAAACGTCTTGCCTTCATGCTCTCTACAAAAAGGTCTTGACGTTGCGATCAGGCGGCCAACATATTTCCATTTAGTTGCGCCAGTTTCTTTACCTATTGCAGTGTTAACCGATGCATCGAATTGCATAAGGCTGTCATGTACTTGTTGTTTTGCATATTGAGAAAGCCTGCCTCCTGCCACCTCTTGTATAACCTGAACACTGGCGGCAAAACTAGCGCCTGTTAGCGTGTTCCTGTATACCTCTCGGCTAATAGCGTCGAGATACTCTGCGCCTATATCTTGGAAACCTTGAAACTGCAATGACTGCAACTGGCTAATTATGCGCGGATCAAGTTGCGTAAAGGTGCCGTATGTTCCCAGCATTTCATAGGTACTGGCAGCAACGGCCGTATACTCTCTGATTATTCTGTCTACCTCAGCAAGATACTCTTCCTCGACTATCTGTCGTATCTCTGCCCTTGCCTCAATAGCCCACTCTAAGTCGAATAGGTTGCCGTCTTGCAAAGGTGCAGTAGCAAGCAAATCAGTGATGCGCTGCTCTAACGTCACCAGTGCTGCGGCCAATTGCCTTTGATGGGCATCGGCTATCTGGTTAAGCTCTTCAACGTGATCAACGTCTGCTGGCATTAGCTTTCTTCTGGAACCTGCTCAGTAAATTGCCCTAGCACCTGAGTGCCAGATTCTATCTCTGCATGGGCTTTAGCTAACTGCTCATCATCAAGGATTAGGTCACTAATCTTCTTATCTATCTCCATAGCAAGGGTTGCAGACTTAACGCCTGTGGCTCTCATCTGCTGTAGGAACATCAGCTCCTTATCGTAATCACGCAGGTCGAACGCGTCTGGGTAGAACACCTCCACATCGGGGGTGACATCCTGCCAATCACAGAACAACACCCACAACTGCTCTTCTGCAAGCTCTAGCAGGTCTGCTTTCTCTGACAGTTTGGCATTAAGCATTTGGAACTCTGTCTGCATAGCCACGCCAGACATAACCTGAGCATCAGTGCCACGCACTGCACCCATGTGGCTCATGCGGTTAATAGCCTCTACCTTGTCGTGGATAGATGCGCGTACAGCGTCTAGGTTCTGACCGCTAGGCTGTAACTGATAGGGTTTCAACTGTGCGTCCATATCATCGGGCAGATTGATTATAGCTCCAGCCCCTGCACTTGCGTCAGTGCCAAATGATTTAACCAGTGTCGGGTGGTTAGAGATACGGATTAGCTGCTCGATCTCTGATAGCTCCTGATAGATAGCTCTCTGCATATAGCTTGCATCTGCTATATCACTTATCCCTATACCTCTAGTAATTGAGCGTTGTGCAGGTAGGAACACCGCAGGGATGCGACCCAGCACGTTGTCATCTACCTCAATCATCTTGTCTAGGTCATTAACTGAGTGCCATTGTTCTACGCGGTCTTTATACCAAACGCGGTAGTATGTCTCTGTGGTTGTCTCATCAACACGGATAACACTCTCTCTGACCTTCAGGTAGTCAAGCTCAAAGCGACCACTAGGGGTTCGAGCATAGTTCCAGTCAAGAACATTCTCAGGGGTGAACATGGTTACATAGGGCCTAATGTCTTGCTCTAGCTCTTCTGCCTTCGTTCCTGCTGTAGACTTAGGCTTGTCCATCATTAGCCAAACATGGCCATACACGCTAGACCAAATCTGAGCTTCACGCATAAACGCATTAAAGCTGCGACCATCAAGATCAGCATCCTTTAAGAAAGGCTCAAGGGCCACGTTATTAGCTGCGCTGTTGTATGCTCTAGTAGGCGGTACACGCCATAGGAAACTGCTGAAAACGTGGATAATGTTCTTACAGTGATTGTCTAATGGAGTCAGATCAAGTCTGCGGTCATAGTCGTCTGTTGTTTCGGATATGTAGCGCGTTAGGTATGCGCCATTGAAGTAATCTTGCCCACCCATGTAGCTGCGAACATAAAACTCCCAGCGTGCTTCGTACTTATCATAATCAGGGTGCGTTGTATCTGCGTTCAATCTCATCAAGTCCACCTTTGTGGTTGTGGTGTGGCGTATTCAGTGCGAACAGGAAACAAGTATTCCACTAAGTAGCCAAGCGCGTCATTCATATGATCGTAGCCATCTTCTTTATTGGGAATGCTTGTACCTTCTTTGTATGTCTGCCTCTCAAGTGACTTAATCGTCTGCTTGCATTTCGGGCTGATGTACAAATGCCGCTCACCATCACTTGACAGTAAACGACTATTCACAGCGTTGATCCGATCCCTAACCAATGCATGCGAGTTTTTCGCCTTAACGCTAAATCCTGCGTTTTGTAAGATCGACAAATCAGTTCGACCACCAGCAGAGGTTTTCCGCTGTCTTGATGCTGGGTCTGGGTAGACAATAATATTTCGTCTAGGGTAGCGGTCTACTATCTCCGCAACCATCTCATCAGTGTTAGACCCGTACATGACAATCTCGTCAACGGCAATCAGCGTCCCGCCTCTACGAATACAGATGACGGCTGACATGGGGTCTAAATTGAAGTCCATCCCAATGTGGAGTGTACCACTATCGTCATCAATCGCCAATACAGACTCTTCGCGATTAAAGCCGTAATAGATAAGGCCAGCATAGGTTACAAAGGCTGCCTCATACTCCTGTTTAAATGTTCGCTCGTCTAGGTCTTGACGGGCAGCGTCAATCTCTTCCTGCGGTACGTTGCCACCCTCAAGGGTTGTGTATTGGAACGACTCCCAATCTCCTTCGCCATTAATCCCAGATGCCCAAAGATCATAGAAGTGATTGCGACCTTTAGGTGTACCGATAAACAGCGCACCCCCCTGCCTATCTGATAGAGATGCCCTGCATACTTCGTACCAAGTCTCTGGGCGCATATCCGCAAACTCGTCAAGGACAATATAGTCCAAAGCTCGTCCGCGCAGGTTGTTGGGTTTCTCTGCGCCTTTTAGCGCGATGTATGACCCGTTAATTAATTTGATAGTCAGCGAGGTTTCGTTGGTCTTGGCAATATACTCTGTCGGGATAGTGCTGATCAGCATGTTCCAGCAAATTTCTTTCGCAGCCCCATAGGTGGGAGCAACATACCAGACGTTCTTATTGTCTCCAGATATAGCTGCCCTAAGCAGAGCAGCAGTAGCTGTAAAGGTTTTACCAAATCGCCTGCCAGCAACGACAGAAACAAATCGAGCCTTAGATAAGAATATCTCAGACTGCGGTTTTGTTAATTGCATCGGCATCCACGATTATATTGATTGGGGGTATCTCTTTGACTGGCTCGATATACTCATCACCCCAAGACTCTCTATCTCTTTTCTTCAGGTAAAAAATTATAGAGGTAGTGTCACCACCAACGGCCTTTTCATACAGAGCGTTAGCAACTTCCCTAATGCCTTCGCTCCTTCCTTTTTTTATAGCCTCAGCAAACTCAGGGTACTCGTTCTGGCGCTCATATACGGTAGTGTGGCTCACACCTAAGCAATGGGCTATCTGCATAACAGTTAAGCCCTTAGAAGCCATCTCCTGCGCTTTTTCGCAGGTTTCTTGGTCAGGTATCCACTTAGGTCGGCCACCACTCATTGCTCAGTACCAAACATCTCTTCTGCCATTGCTGCAAACTCCCTGAAGCCCTCGTAAGGCTCGACATTTGAAAGCTCATCCACCATGTTGGCAACGCCATCCTGCCAGTCAATAAGCTCTTCTCGGATCTTGTGCCTTTGGACATCGGTAGTCATTAAGGATTCAATAATCGCATCGAAGCGGATTATTTCGTCATTTAACTCGTAGTCAAAGCAGTCTTCAAGTGATTTAGTCAGGTTTAAATTATCCATTTGACACCCCTAATGTCAGTGAACTAGCGGCATTATGGCATGGTTTAAACGAAAATGTAACTATGTAAGATCGTCGGCAGCGACTGCGCCAAGCGAGAGAATTACGAACACTATCATGTAAATTATCACTGTTTGCCCCCTTGTTGGTGAGTGAGGGCGGCATTGTATAGGCGATCAATTGTGATTTGAAATGCTTGTTTGCCATACCATTCATATCAATAATGGTATGTAAAATGCACAGTACAACTGTTCAATTACATAAAAATGCACACTGCAATATACATTGTTAAACATATGAAACAAAAAAACCCCCCAGCCAAGTACAAATCGGTCTGAGGGGGTGGGGGTAAGGCTCGCAACGACTTTTAACGAGCCTTGAAAATAGTAGTCCGTTTCGGCTCCCCAGTGGACTAATCTGGGTCAAAAGGTCAAGGGAACCTCGGCCTAGTAAATTATAACCTCATAAATAACAAACGCAGCAAGCAATGAAGTCATTATCGCGAGATGCAGCCTATAGACTGTCACTGGCTCATTAAGCCATTGCTTAACGCTCTTAATAAGTCCATCAGCTTGAGATTTTTTAATTGCTTTGTCAGCGTAGGCGTTAGCCTCATTGATTAGCGTTTTAACGTCCATTAGTGGCTCCCCATAATAAGTCTGTCGAGGTGGCAAAGGTCTGCATAGGAATCCATTACAAGCTCTTCCATGCTTGGCTCAAGGTAAGCGTATATTTGCTCCCTGATCTCTTCTAAAAAGTCTGGGCTATCAAGTATATCCTCAAAATCGTCCAGAGCCTCTGAGAGGTATGCATCGTTGTCCACGTCCTTGGCGTTTCTATCCGCAGCATCGCGGAACATAGCAGCAGCCATCCTAGACGTAGCATCTTCGCTGTAAACCGCCTCTAAGGCCAGCAATGGCTTATCGCTTACTGTGTGTGGAAATACGTCATCCATCCAAGTCGGGTGAGTGATCAACCATAAGGCTATAAGCCCGTCTTTGGTTGCATCTGGTAGCTCTTGATAGCTTCCGTCCCATAGCGGGGTTTCATCACGTATAAGGCCAATAGCCTCATTCAATACCTTGTAAGACATTAGCACACCCCCAGATTAATGCAGTCGTTGTATTCCATGTTGCCGACAATAGCCAGCAAGATTAATAGTGACATGATGCCTACAAAAAACTTTCTAGCCTCAGCTATGTCCTGAGCTTTTTGCTCGCGCTTTTTAATATCGTTTAAACAGCACTCATTGATTTTCATATTATTCCCCTTGGTTTTTGATGCCCCCGTAGGGGGCGGTTAGATTAATGGAATGGATGAGCGTTTATCGCTTTTATCATTGCGTCACTGC